ACGAAAGCGCGTCGGAAGAATGCCATCAACCGCGGGATCGCGCAGTTTGCCGAACTGACCGAGTGTTTCGTGAAGTGGTCGACCGTCGTGGTCACGAGCACGGCTGCGGAATACGACCTCAACACGGTCATCGCGTCGACAGACTTTCAGCGATTGGCGAAGACGCCCATTGAGTTCTATTACACCGATGCGAGTTCCAACGTCACGATCCTCGCGGGGCAAGATGATCTGCCCCATCGGGATCTGAAGTGGCTCGACGACAACGAACCCGGCTGGCGGAACTCCTCAGCGTCGAGTGTGCAGCAACTCCCCTCGCTGACGTATCTCCGGCCCGATGGGGCCGCGTTCAATCTTGGCTTCTGGCCGCCGCCGTCGAGTGGATCGAGTGCCAGCATGAAAGCCCTGATCCCGTACGTGGCGAAACCGCCCGTACTGGTCTCGGATACGAGCGTGCCGTATAGCGGACGGGTGGATCTAGAAATCTGGCACCAAGCGCCCGTACATTTCGCGGCGCATGCTCTCGAGAAACTTCGACCGGACGATCAAGCGAGTCAAGCCCAACTCCAACAGTTTCTCGGCTACGTCTCGCGGTATGTGCAGAACACCCGCAAGAAGGGCGGGCAAGTGATTCAGCAAGTCAAACGGTATTTCGTGCGCGGCGGCGCGCGGCAAAGCGACCGTCCCCCGGATGTGCGGACGTGATCTCGCTGACCTTCGGCTGTGGGCATACGACGAAAGTTCCCGACGATGCGCTCATTGCCGTCTGTCCGACCTGTGGCGAGCGACGTGTTCAGCAAGTGAAAGCCCGCGCGCCCCGGTTTCGTGGGGTCGTGTTGGGGCCGCATGCGACGTTTGAGGCGTTACCCGGTGTGCCTGTGAGTATTGGAGTGACCGATGCCGAATGATCCGCTTGGAATTAGCTTTAGCCCCTTCGGGCAGGACCAGAACGCCAGCGGACCGGGAGGTCCACGTGGAGCGAGTCCACAGGAAGCCGTCCGCATCCTGAGCCTCCGTACGCCACGCACGGTCGGGGCGGCGAGTCCCATCCCGAGTCCGCTGATGAATGCACCGGGCGGGGCGTCATTTGGTCCCGCTGGCGGGAATCTGGAACAGCTCCTCGCGATCCTCTTCGGGCAGGGTCGCATGCTGCCCGGTGGAGGGACGTTCAACGAGCGTCCACCGCAAGGCATGCTCGGCGGGCCGCAGTTGTCACAGCCGATGCCGTGGGACCAGGGCGGGGCGCCGTGGGACCAGGTGAGCCCCGCGTTTGCTGGGAAAGCGCCCGCGCCGTCGGTGCGTCCCGGCGCGGAAGAACCGCGGTCCAACATGCCAGATTTTGGCGGCACGGCCGGACCTGGGCCGAGTGCGCCATCTGGGCCGGCGTTGCCGTGGGAAGACCGGAACCGCCGTATCTGAGACATGGGCAATCAAGCCAAAACTGCGCGGGCCACGATCCAGAAGCAGTACCAACTGCTGCCGGTGATTGGTCCGTCTGCGGGGATGGACCTCCGCTCGTCGCCGACACTCATGGCACCCGAACGGGCACGCACGTTGACGAACTTCTCGCTCGAGGAGCCGGGGGCGCTCGTCGTGCGGCCGGGGTATGTGCAGTTCTCGACCTCGAGTCTGGGCACGGGCCATCCCGAAGGCGGCGCGCGGGTCTATCTCAACACCGCGATCCCGGCGGCGGCGTCGACGGCGTTTACGCTCGTGGCGTGGGGCGGTGGGGTCTACATCCAGAACGATACCGGCGGGTGGGCGTCGACGACGCCGTATCTCACGGGTCTGTCGACGAACGAGATTTTCTTCCCGTCGGATCGGGATCTCGTCGCGGTGTTCGATGGCGCCTCGACGGCCATTTTCAAGTCCACGAACGGCTCAAGCTGGACGCGCTTTGGTATTGCGCCTGGCACGGTGAAGTCCACGGTTTCAAGTAAGGCGGCGGGTGACTTTGCGAATGCGTCGGAATACGAGTTCTCGTACACCTATAAAGACCGCGATCTGGCGTTTGAGTCGAATGGCTCCACGGCGGTCTCGACGTACACGATGACCTCAACGGGCGCGGTAGAGGTCCAAGTCCCGAACTCCACCGATGCTCAAGTCGACGCGATTGTGGTCTACGCCCGCAATAAGACCAGCGGGGAAACCATCAAGCGCAAGGCGTCGTCGTTTGCGATGCAGGGCGGGGCGCATTCCACGGTGACGCTGACCTCTACCTCGTGGGGCACCGCGGATGAAATGCCCGATGACCACGATCTGCCAACGGCCTCGGCCTTTGGGGTGATCTGGAAAAACCGGTGGTGGGCGCGCGATGCGGTGACGACGAACCGGATCAAGTTCACGCAGCTGTTCATGCCGCAGGCGTGGCCGGCGCTGTTCTATATCGATATTCCTTTCGAACGTGGGGATTCGATTCAAGCGTTACAGGCTCTCGGCGATTCGCTGCTGATTTTTGGGAATACCAAGATTTTCGTGATCATCGGACAGACCTCGCTGGATTTTGAGGTCAGACCGACGATTGGATCGCAGGATGGCGCATTCGGGCCGCGATCCGTGGCTGTCATCGAAAACGCCGTCGTCCACGCCAGCGCGACGGGCTGTTACGCCTTCGATGGCACGTCGGATCGGTTGCTGTCGTTTGACATCGAACCCGCGTGGCAAGACCTCGTGTTAGCGACCGCGAGTCAACTCCAGCACGTCGGCGTCATCAATCACCAGAAGCGGAAGGAGCTGCGGATCGCCGTCCCGCGGCGGTATCCGAGTGGCACGTTTGGGGAATGGATTCTCGACCTGAATCGCTCGCGCAGCGGACAGCCGGCGTGGACGGCCACGGATCGGTCGCTGGTTTGGTACATCGTCTGGGACGGACCCGAGGCGGTGGCGGGAAACCGTGGACGCATTTTCGGGGCGGATGCGTCTAACGGTCTCCTGTTTGAAGAAGCGACTGGCAACACAGCCAATGGTTCCAACATGGTCGCCGAGTACGAAGGTCCAGGCATGACCTTGGGCACGTTCCGCGGGCGGTGGCCGGATGTGCGGTTTGAGTACGAACCGCATGGCGGCAACGTGTCTGTGGAAGCGGTTGTCGATGGCATCTCCCAAGGCGCGCAGGCGGTCAATATCGGCTCAGGTCTCTCGGTCTACGGGACGGCGCAGTACGGGACAGCGACGTATGCCGGTGCGGGCCGACGGCAAGCGTATGTGATGTGGCCGCTCGGCTCCGAGGGGCGCACCTACGTCCAGCGGATTACCTACAGCGGCAAGGAGCGGTGGCGTCTCTATTCGTACCATCCCGGCCTGATTCCCGAAACGAAGTCACGCGCGTTTAGCGAGTAACTATGGCCTCTTATCCCGGCGCGGTTAAAAGTTTCACGACCCGGAACTCGGGCGATGTCATCCAGCCAAGCCATATTAATGACTTGCAGGATGAAGTGAACGCCATCGAGTCGGGTTTGTTGCAGGGCACGGCGCCGCTCAATTCGTCCAATTCGACCGTCGTCAATTTGTCGGTGACGGGAAACTCGACGATTGCGGGCAGTTTAACCGTCACGGGCGCCCTCGCGATTGCGAATTTGGCGCCGACGGGCGTGGCGACGGCGAACGCGCAGCCGCGGTGCCGCGTGTTTCACGGCTCGACGCAAACCCTTAGTTCTGCCGGCGAAACAACGCTGACGTTTGACTCGGAAGATTTTGACGTAGGCGGTCTGCATTCGACGGCGAGCAACCCGACGCGCATCACGCCGGGTTCGACTGGGATTTGGATGTTTGGGGCGACGGTTGCCTCTCGAGCCATTTCGCTCGGTAACACGCTCCAGGTGCGGTTCATCAAGAACAGCACGACGGCGATGGGGAGCTATGGCGGTGGGAACTGGGGCGGCGTCAATTCCTACCCCACGCAGATTGTTATCGAGCAGATTTCGGCGACGACGGATTGGGTCGAGGTGCGCGCGATTCAGAACACGCTCACCGCACTCGAATCGGGGAATGCGAGTTCCCGCGTCGACCAGAACCAGTTCTGGGCCGTGAAGCTCTGGTAATGGCGAGTATTGGATTTATCCGCGCACAGTTGAACGGGGTCGAGGATTCAAAGTTGCGGCAGATTCTCGTGGATTGTTTCGAGGAAGCGACGAAACAAGCCCGGATCGGGGATAGCGATAAGGCCGAGAACTTCGCCT